TTACAATCCAGTAACTATTGACTTTGTAAATAAGTTCGGAGCGTGGCAAAGGACATTCATGTTTAAGGCAAGTTATAAGAGTTTAGAAGTTGCAACAACGGAATATAATTTGATGCAATCAGATGTTTTAGGTTACGATATTTTAGAGGGGCAAAGACAAACTTTTAACACTAACGGATTCGATAGGGTTAAAACCAATAGCGGTTGGGTTGATGCTGATTACGCTGAAGTTTTACGTCAATTAATGTTAAGCGAAAGAGTTTTATTGAATGGAAGTCCTGCAATTTGTTTAACAAAAACCTTAGAGATTCAGGATTCTTTAAATATTAATTTGATTAACTATGTAATGGAGTTTAAATATGCATACGATGTAATTAACAATGTAATTTAATGAGAAAGGCGCAAATTTATATTGAGGGGCAAAGATTAGAATTGTTTGAAGACGAACAAATAAAAGTACAATCAAGCGTTCAAGATGTTTTTAATATTGATAGTACAAAAACTGATTTCACGCAGTCGTTTACTATTCCTGCAAGTGAAAACAATAATAAAATAATGCACCACTTTTATAACAACGATGTTGATTTTTATGAGGGTGTGCAATTAAATTATAATATAAGACGTAATGCAAATATTGAGATTGATTTAATACCTTTCAAGACTGGAAAAATACAACTTGAAAAAGCTAATTTAATAAATGGTCAGCCACAAAATTACCAACTTGCATTTTATGGCGATTTGGTTTCTTTAAAAGATATTTTTGGCGAAGTAAAAATTAACGAATTAGATTATACTGATTATTCGCATGTTTACAATGAAACAGAGGTAATAAAAAGAACTGTAGATAACACAGCTTACGATGTACGTTACCCTTTGATTAGTTCATCTAGGGTTTGGGATTATGCAGGACCAAACAATAGTAATAATATAAACCACAACAACGGTGCAATTAATGCAAGTGAGTTATTTCCTGCTATTCGTATAAGCTCAATATTTACAGAAATACAAAACTACTTTGGTATTGTTTTAGATTCGTTATTTAGTCAAACAAAAAACTTTTACAATGCTTATTTATACCTTAAAAATAAAGATGTATTTAGTTTTAAGACTTCGACAAAAGACGTGGATTTAGTTAGTACAACGGATGCTCAATTTTTTGACCTTACAATGAATTGGACTAAGCTTGAATATTTAGCTCCTACTGGTGGAACTATTTATCTTTCTAGTCAATGGGATATTAGTTTAGATTGTACACCAACTGTTTTAGGTTCTAATTTTTACATTGAAGTTTATTCAAATAGTATTTTACAAACTACAATAACAGCGCAAGGAACTGGAATAGTAAATATAATGCAAGTTCAAAACGTTGTTGGACTTTCTCAAAATGTTACTTTCAAACTTAGGGCAGATATTGCAATGAATATCGATGTGCAAGTTATTTTGACTTTTAGCGGTTTACAAAGTGTAAGTGGAACTGTAACACCTTTTACTGGTTTTGAAACGGCAGATGCAAGTACAACGGTATTAACTGGAAACTTAGACGTAAATTCTAACATGCCAAACATGAAAGTTTACGATTTTGTGGCTGGGGTGCTGAAGGAGTTTAATATGGTTATTTACGGAAATGGAGTAAATACATGGAAAGCAGAACCACTTGAAAATTGGTATGCGCTTGGAGATACTTATGACATAACAGAATTTACTGATGTTAATTCAATAGATATTGAAAGGGTAAAACTTTACAAAAAGATTTCTTTTGAGCATGAAAAAAGCGAATCATTTATGAATAGGGTTTTCGCTGATAATTTTGCACGTGAATACGGAAGTTTAGATTACGTTTTCCCATACGATGGAGATGAGCTAACAATTAAGCTACCATTTGAAAATATATTATTTCAGCAATTTGAAACAACAAATATTCAAGTAGGTTATTCGTTAACAAAATTTCCTGATTATAAACCGTATATTCCAAAACCAACTATTCTATATTTATACGATCAAGTTACATGTGATCCTTTTAAGTTTCATATAGGGGGTTCACACGTTACAAAAACAAGTTATTTACCATTTGGGCAGGATTTAATAAACAACGGTGTTAACTATTCTTTAAACTTTGGAAATGATATTTCTAGTTTGTTTAATACAACTATTCCTAACTCAAATTTCATGGTTTATTATTTCACGTATTTAAATAACTTATTTCAGCAAAAGAATAGAATAACATACGTTAAAACAAAACTACCTTTGTGGATCATTATAGGGCTAAGATTAAACGATAGGTTAATAATCGGGGGGAAGCGATATATTATAAATAACATGAGTACAAACTTATCCAATACTGAAGTAGATTTCGTTTTGTTGAATGATTTTAGACCTATAAATATTAAAGCTCCAAAACCAATAATTAAAGAGCCAGTTATAAAAGTTCCTATTCAATTTGCAAACGGAGTTAAGGAAGTTAATTTAAGTTGGGGCGATAGAGATGTTACTGTAGATGGATATGATTATGCACACCCAGTAAAATTATTATCTCAGGCAATAGTTACAATTAATACATCCGCTTCAACTGCAAGTATTATTGAAATAGATATAGATTCAACGCTTACAAACGGCACAATAGAAAGCGCAACATTAATAATTTACAAACCATGATAAAAAATATTATTGACTTACTTCGACAATCAGAGTTTTACGGTTGTTCAGAAAATATAGACATTGCAAAAGGGATTAATGAAGTTCCTAAAAGCACAAAAGATTCAATCAAAAAGATTAAAAGACAATTATCATGGAAAAGAAAGTAGTTCAATTAGAACTGGAAACAACGGGTTTCGACCAAGTAGAACAGCAAACGAAATCCATTAAAGCGCAGTTACGTGAAGCACAAGCTGAAGTGGTTGCACTTAGTGAAAAGTTTGGAGCAACTTCAGACGAAGCAGTTAAGGCAGCAAAAAAAGCAGCAGAATTAAAAGATGCTATTGGAGATGCAAAAGATTTAACTGATTCCTTTAATCCTGATGCTAAGTTTAATTCATTGACTCGTTCTATTGGCGGTGCAATGGATGGATTTTCAGCTTTTCAAGGTACGCTAGGACTTATCGGAGTAGAAAGTCAGGACGTTGAAAAAATGATTTTGAAAGTACAGTCAGCTATGGCTGTTTCACAAGGTATTCAGGGAATACTAGAGGCTAAGGATTCATTCAAACAATTAGGAGCTGTAATAAGTCAAACTGCAATAGGACAAAAAGCATTAACTGCAGCACAAATTTTAGGAGCTACTGCAATGAAAATACTAAATGCAGTAATGAAAGCAAATCCTATCTTTTTAATTATAGGTGGAATTACTGCTTTGATTGGAGCTTTTAAATATTTTTCAAGTTCAACAGAAACTGCAGAAAAAGCAAACGAAAAATTAAATGTTACACTTGAAAGACAATTACAATTATTTGAATCATTAGCAAGTGAATCAAAAAGACGTAATGATAAAGCCTTACAATTATTAGAAGCCGAGGGCGCAAGTGAAGATGACCTTCATTTGAAAAAGTTAGATAACATGGCTCTTGAAAAGTACTATAGAGACAATTTAATAAATGACACATTATACGCTATTAAAGAAAAAACAAAACTTTATAAAAAAGCATTAGAAGAAGAAAATTGGGAAGTTGCAAAAACTATTGGAGATGAAATAAAAGCAAATCAGCAAAAATACAAAGATTTAGTAATTGCTAATAAAAATTATCATGATGACGTAAAAATAGAAAATGCAAGTTTTAGTCAAGATGAAATTGATGAACAAAATAGAATAGCAAAAGAAGCACAAGATAAAGCAAAAGAAAACGCTAATAAAGCTAGGGAAAAGAAAAAAGAAGCATTAGATAATATTGCAAAATTAGAAGCTGAATTTAGACTTAATCAAAAAACGGAGCAGGAAAAAGAAATATTTTTAGTTCAGGAAAAATATAAACAAGCCTTAATTGATGCGAAAAAATACGGCAAAGACAATACTCAATTATTAATTGCTCAAAAAAATGAATTGAATGATATTGATGCAAAGTACATACAATTAGAAATTGATCGCAAAGAAAAAGCTGAAGCAGAAAAAAAAGCCATAACTGATAAATATACTGCTGATGCAATAGCAAAAGAAGATTCAGAGTTTTTAAGACTTCAGGAATTAACAACTTCTCAATCTGAATACGAAAAGTTAGTTTTAGCGCAAAAATATGAAGCAGAGGTTTTAGCAGCTAAAGGAAATGCGGATTTACAAATTGAATTAAAAAAGAAATTAGATGCTGATATATTAGCTATTGATGAGGAAACAGCAAGAAAAAAAATCGCATTAGAAAATGATATAAAAGTTGCTAAAATTCAAATGGCATCGGATGCAATAAATGTTATAGCTGATATTGCAACTATGTTTTTAGGTAAAAGCGAAGCGGATGCAAGAAAAGCATTTAAAATAAATAAAGCTGCATCAATCGCACAAGCAATAGTTTCAACTTATTTGGGTGCAAATGCAATTTTTGCAAGTGCAGCAGCAAATCCAAAAACAGTTTTATTTCCAGCTCAACCATTTATTGCTGCAGGAATAGCAATAACTTCAGGTCTTGCAAATGTTGCCAAAATAGCAAGAACAAAATTTGAAGGTGGTGGCGGTGGCGGTGGTGGAAACAATACAGCTCCACCAAGTACTGCAAATCAAAACGTAACAAGTAGCGCACCAAGTTTTCAGATTGTAGGAAATTCAGGAACAAATCCTTTAGCTGGTTTGGGTGGCGCACCTATTAAGGCCTATGTTGTTTCGGCTGAAGTTACAACAAGTCAGCAATTAGACAGAAACCACGTTAAAAACGCAACATTCGGATAAATTAAAAGTCAATAGGTATGAATAAGAAAAAAATTATAGAATTAGTAATTGATGAAAATTCAGAAAAGAACGGTATAAATGCTGTTTCGGTTGTTTTAAATCCAGCGATTGAAGAGAATTTTATCGCACTTGCAAAGCATGAAGTTGAACTAAAAGAGATTGATGCTGAAAAGCGTTTATTGATGGGTGCATCTTTAATTCCTAACAAAGAGATTTTTCGCAAAGATGAGCAGGGAAATGAATTTTACATTTACTTTTCAGAACAAACGGTAAGGAAAGCAAGTGAGATGTTTTTCCAAAACTCAAAACAAAATAATGCAACGTTAAACCACGATCAGAAAATTGAGGGAATGACTGTTGTTGAAAGTTGGATTGTAGATAATCCTGAAATGGATAAATCAAAAAATTACGGTTTTAGTTTTCCAAAAGGAACGTGGGTTATTTCGATGAAAGTAGATAACGATGAAATTTGGCAGGAAGTAAAATTAGGCAAGGTAAAAGGATTTTCAATAGAGGGATATTTTATTGACAAACTAGATTTAAGTTTAGTTGAAAGTGATGAGGAAAAACAGTTGAAAGAAATAATAGAAATTTTAAAATCAATATAAAATGACAAAAGAACAAAAGATTATTTCAAAGCTTTATGAAGCAAAAAAAATTGAATTAGGAACACACGAAATTCTTTTAGCTGATTTCGCTGATATAGATACTCAAATAAATAAAGCTGAAAGTGAATATAAAAAAGTAATAGATTATTCAAATAGAATTTATGCTATTCAACAAGAAGCTAAAAAAAATACTTCGATTGATGTATTACCAAGAATTGTAGCTGAATTAAAAAATGATAGAGATGTATTTATTTCTAAAGTTAAAGCATTAGGTATTGATGAAACAAAAGTTCCTCAACCTAAAAAATATCAAAGTGCTATTGATAGAATTTCCGCATTATCTGATAAAGCAAAACAATATATTAATGAATTTAATAAATAAATAATCATGACAAAAGAAGAAAGAATTATCAGTAACCTTTATGAAGCAAAGAAATTAGATTTAGCTTCGCACAAAGTAGATTTATTTAATGTTGACGATACATTAAAGCTATATGATAAAGGTTTACAATTATTAAAAAATGCTGATGTTGAAAAACAAAAATTAGCAAAAATGTATAGTGATGCTTTAATAATTTTAGAATTTAATGTTCCTGCTCAATTAGATGACAGTATTAAAAAGCTAATTGATTTAGGTATTGTAGATAAAGCTAATGAATTAAAATCAAGAAAAGAAACTTCATTAAAAAAAGCTTCTGAATACAATAAAATTTATCAATCATTAAAATAATGAAAACAAAAAGCAAAACAAGTCCTAAAAGCGGTAAGCGTGGATGCCTTTGCGATGACGGAACGTATAATTCTGAATGCTGTAACGGAGATTTACAGAATCAAGGAATAGGCAGTCCATTGAATCAAACTGTAAGCACTGTAATTAACACTACACAGCCAGTTACAACGGTCCACACGCACTAAAAAGGTAACAAGTAATAAATACTTAAGTCTATTAATTATGAATGCAAAAGAAATCATAAATAAATTTAAAACTATTTTACAAATGGAAGTAAAATTAGAATCAATGCTTTTGGCAGACGGTCAAACGGTACTTGAAGCAAATAGCTTTGAAGCAGGTCAAGAAGTTTTTATCAAAACAGTTGATGAACAAATGATCCCTTTGCCAGTTGGAGATTACGAACTTGAAAACGGAATGATCTTATCAGTAACTGAAGAGGGAATGATAGCTAAAATTAAAGAAGCTGAAGTTGAAGAAGAAGTTGAAGCTCCTGAAGTAGAAGAAGAAGTTGAAGCGAAAGCAGAAGCTCCGAAATCAGCTCCAAAGAAAACAGTTGAAACAATGACTAAGGAAACGCATTTTTCAAGTGAAGCACTTACAGAATTAAAAGCGGAAATCGAAGCTTTGAAAACTGAATTAGCATCTTTGAAAAAAGTTGAAGTTGAACTTTCAACAGAGGAAATCGAGCCAAAGAAAATTGAGTTCAATCCTGAAAACAAAGTAGAGAAATCTAACTTTCAATACGGATCAGGTAAAATGGAAACTATTGAAGACAGAATAAGAAGAAAATTATTTAATTAACAATTTAAAATTTAAAAGAAATGCCAACAACAACATCAATTACTACCACGTATGCTGGTAAATTTTTGCAACAATACATCGCTACAGCGTTATTGTCAGCACCAACTTTGGACAAACAATTGGTTACAATCAAACCAAACATTAAGTACAAAGAAGTAATTAAAAAGGTCGCTACTGGTGGTCTATTAAAAGACGCTTCATGTGATTTTACTGCAACTGGTTCTATTACGTTGACAGAGAGAGTATTAGCTCCGAAAGAACTTCAAGTAAATCAACAATTATGCAAGAAAGATTTTCATTCAGATTATATGAGCGAAGAAATGGGAATTTCAGCATTCGATACATTAGCGCCAAGTTTTGCTGATTTTATCCTTGCTCGTTACGCTTCGCAAGTTGCTCAGGAAAATGAGATTTCTTTTTGGAGAGGTGTTACTGGAACTTCAGGTCAATACGATGGAATTTGTACACAAATCGCTGTAGATGCACTTTTACCAACAGCTCAAGAAGTTGCAGGAACAACTGTAACATCGTCTAACGTACTTGTTGAACTTCGTAAAATTGTAGCTGCTATTCCTGCAACTATTATCGCAAAAGAAGATATGTTTATCTATTTGCCAGTTAACATGTACTATGCTTATATCGCTTCTTTGGGTGGATTCGGTGCAAGTGGATTAGGTGCTAACGGTGTTGGTTCTAACGGTACAATGTGGTATTCAAACCAAGCTTTGTCTATTGACGGTGTTAAAATCGTATTGGCAGAGGGATTAGCTTCTAACGTTGCTATTGCAGGTCAAAAATCTAACTTGTATTTCGGTACTGGATTGGTTTCTGATATGAATACTGTAAAATTGATTGATACTTCTGAAACATTAGGAGATGAGAATGTAAGAATTGTGATGAGAATGACTGGTTGTGCTAACTATGGTTACGCAGAAGAGTTAGTTACATACGGTATTACAAATTCAGCTAACTAGAATTAAATAACTGAATACTTTTT